AGTAACTTTTTTAAATCCACCCAAAAAACTAGTGAAGTGTTCGATAAGACTCGTTACACCCTCAATAACCCTGTTTATAAAAGGGAGTGATTCCATGAAAATTGTACGAACCTCATTGCCGTACTCCATGATTTTCACAATCAGATTTCCAACATTTGTTCCAAATTGTGCAAAGTCTTCTTTGTATTTTTCAAGCTCCCTGTTGAAAGTTCCAAACTTCCCTTTTAGTTCATCCCAAATCGGCATCATTACATTTTTGAGCATTTGCTCAATTACTCGTGCTCCTTCCTGCAACGGGCGGAGATACTCAACCATGCGCTTCCAGCCACTGGTGAATTTATCCCACCAACTTCCAAAGCGTTCAAACATTCCTTGTGCCGCTGGAAGGTATTTTCTAATTAGATTTACTGTTCCGTTGGCAAGTTTTTCAACAACAACAGATATTTTGTCAATAAATCCGTTATTGGCAAAAGTACCAAATTCTCCAGTTAACCGCTGAAGTGTACGTTTGATGATTTCAAAAACTTGTCTAAACTCGGTTTTTACAGGTTCAAGGAATTGTTGTCCAAAATCTCCAAACTCATTTTTAAGTTGTGTGAAAAAACCTTTTGCTTGATTTATGAGGGTGCTATTGACTGCTTCAAACTGACCAGCAACTCCACCAAGTCTTGCGAGTTCACCGCTAGTGATTGCTTCAACAAGACCAGCCTTACCCTTCTTTGCTCCACCAGCCCTCTCATACTCCTCAAGAGCTTTTTTCATTTGAGGACCGAGTCCTTGGGCTGCGGTTTTTATACTTGCATAAGTCCCTTTAACATTTTGCAACTCTGCAACCAGACCAGCTGCTGCTTTGGTTCCAGTTTTCATGTCTTGTCCGGCTGAGGCAAAGTCCATTAAACCCTTGAACATCTTTGCACTTGATGCATTAAATTTTCCAGATTTATTTACAATCTCACCATATGCACTTGTTAAGTTGTCAACACCAACGGCAGCCATATCTGCATCGTGAGTCATCATTCTCATTGCAACACGTGTCTGATTTAGTCCATTGCCAAATTCTTTATGACCCTTTTGTGAAAATGCAAACATTGCTGCTTGCTGTTCACGGACTGCTGCTGCGGCCGTTCCTGCGGCAATCGCCAATGCCGCAACACCCGCGGCTGCTCCCTGCATTGCGACTTGATAAACTTTTGCCAGTCCCTTGCCAACGAGGAAAGCACCGTGCACGAGAAGCATTGCCGCGCCCATTCCGGCAATTTCAACGGCTGCCATTTTTGCAGACATCGCCACCAATTTGAGCAGTCCGCCGCCCATCATTTTCATGCTCTTGTCTAATTGGTCAAAGTGTTTTTTCCACTTGCGTGAGCCATTGTTGAGCGCTGACTCAGTTTCTTTTCCGTATCGTTTTATATCGGAAACACCCTTGGATGCAAGAGCGGAATTCTTCTTGTAATGACGACCTTCAGCACCAGAAAGGCGTTCAAGTTTACGACGAGTTTTATCAATCGCAGCATCGTCCGAGCGGACTTCAATTTTGATTGTAACTTTTTCGTCAGCCATTTACTGCCCCAAGAAAAGGTGAATGGCCACAGGAGTTGCTATTTAGCCCGGTTTGCCTCGGCCTCACGGTCGTCTGATATAACTTTACCACAAGCGAGGCGAATGAGCCATTCCTCTTCAGTGCATTTCAGTAACTCGATTGGGTCAGTACCAAATAACTCACCCAATCGAGCAGCTGTTACAACTCTGGAATCTTCGACTAGTTCGTCAAAGATTCCTTCGTAGGGTCCATGGCCTCAATCGTGTCACCGAATCCAGATGCATCAAGAATTGCAACTGCGGCCGCTTCTACGTGTGGGTCCAGACCAAAGAATGCACGAACTGCTTCTGGAATTGGACGGGTTGTGTCTGTCATTTTCAATACTACTGGTGATGCAAAGTTTAATCCGTAGCCATCCTCGTCGTTCACTTCTTCATCATTGAACAAGATTCCATCGGTCGTATGACCAATTACATAACAAGCAAACTTTGTTCCGTCCATACCTTGACGGCTATCTTCTCCAGCTTGTTTTCTCCAGCCCTTTACTTGTGACTGTGTGATGTTTGGGCTAATGCGAAGTTTTACACCCTTACGCTCTGGGACGTCAATGTAAACATCTTCGCGCTTAACTTTTGCAGCGATTGTTGCACTGAGTTTCTCAAGAACGGTTGGCTCACCATTTGCTTTTGCTCGTGCTTGTTGCTTGACTTCCTTGGTTTCAGGAGATACTTCTGAATAAAGGTCGTTATTGGACATGGGTAATGTTCCTTTTGGTATATGGGTGGATTAATAGGCAAACTATCACCATTAAACCCACTGCCAGTGGAACTATTCCTACTGCTCTATGAAACCCCGTCAATACGGGGTGGTGATTAGTTTGTTGCTACGTTTACGTCGCTGACCGAGAAGGTCAGGGCGAAGGTTGCAGGAGCACCAGATGACGAGTCACCGTCTGGCTCAGTCAAACCAACGAGGAGCGAGCTCTTGTACACACGGTCGGTTCCACGAACTTCAAGGTCACAGTCGTAACGCTTGATGTTGATATCGTAGAACGCCTGTCCAACAAGGGCGCGAAGTTGTGAAATCTTCTTTGCAAGACCATCAGAACCAGTCGATGTAACCATTGCATCGTCGTAGTGTGCAGTCAATGTGATGTCACCAATTTCTGCAGGTGCGCAAAGAACTGTTGGGCGCTTTGCTCCACCTTCGTAAATCTTTTCCACAGAGGCTGTGATTTCTCCACCCGATACTTGGGCGAACTTGAATCCCTCAAACTGGGGATTGTTCGTGTCCACCGGTGCGATGTCGGCGAGAACTTGCCTTTGAGCTACTTTTGCCATTACTTACTCCTCTGTTTATCAGACAACTGATGTGGTGAGATTTGATTTGATGATGTTCACTTCAATCTTGTCACCAACGCTGGACACTCTTACTCCAACGCGGGCTTTGATAAGACCAGTTGCAAGCTGGCTTACTGGATTGAGCGATGAATCACATTTGACCGTGTAACCGAAGTCAATTCTTCTTCCGTTTGCATCAAATGCTTCGTAGAGAGCGCCAGAAATTCTTGCGGCCTCTAGAACAGCAATCAGTTTTGCCTCAACAGAAGCGAACGAGTTGTTACGTCCGTCAATAGTCGAGAATACCACAGACTCAAGGGTGCGATTGCCATCAGTTACGATGCCGTTCACAATATCTTGTGCTGTGATGTAACGGAAGTTCGTGGTGTCTGGGGAGAGTGAGCGAGCGCCGTAGATACGAACCGTGTTCTGAATTACACGAATTGCATTCACACCTTCGTCATCAAGCAGGTCACCATTTGTCTTGTTGATGTCAGCAACTACACCGTTAACGAATACTGCTTGCGAGAGCAAACCAGCATAAGGAACATGTGCACCAGCAGTGTTGTGTGCCGCTGAACGCTTACCAGCAATATATCCATCTGGTGGAATCAAACGGTTGATACCAGCAACTTGTGTTGGGACATAAACCCATGGGTAATAAAGAGCTGCATGCTCGGTATTTTCAAGGCCGCCAGAAATGGTCTGAGCCATTGTGATGATTTCAGACTGTGTATCGTCTGACAAACCGTGCAAGATTGCAATTCTGCTGTAGGTGTTTGCATGAGCAACAAGTCCTTGGTACACCGTTGCAGATGAATTTTCTGGACAAGCTACCGCACCAGTACCAAGTGCATCATTGAACAAACCGAGACCAGTTACATAGTTGGCGGCCACAACAGATGCTCGGTCGTCAGTTCCAGCAGAGAATGCTGAAGTTGCAACATAAGGGGTTGGAAGTGCGGTCGTGGTTCCAACAGTTGCGGTTACATACTTGCTTGCAACTGGGTGTGAGTTAATCTTTCCAACTGCAATTTCGTTTGAAGCACAGTTAAAGGTGCTCATCAACAATTGAGTTCCAAGGAACAACTTGACAACGAATGTGTCAGCTGCTGTTCCAGCAGTTGTGGTTACATTCAAGCTCGTGCTCCAAGCACCAGGACCGTTTGCCTCAAGGGCGATTGCAACGCTACCGCTGCTCGTGATGTTCTTTACACCGGTTGTTGCGGCTGAACCTGCAACACGTGCGATGTAGCACTGTGTGCCACCTTCTTCAAAGAATGTTTCAACTGTTGGATGAAGATATGCATAAGAAACATATCCACCATAAATGTCTTCAAATTCCTCAATGCTTGATACCTTGAGGGCAGCGTCGGTTGGGCCGCGGTCGGCAAGACCAACGAAAAAAGCCTGCGACGATTCACGGACTGTTGGGCTTGAAGGACCAGTTCGTACTGCTGTTGAAATCACTACACCGGGCATGAGACCTCACTAATTGTTTGTTACAGGCAAAACTCTGCCTCTTGTTCATACGATTGTACCCAAGATTGAGCGTTTATTAATGCAACTTCTAAAAATCATCTTATTAATGATTATGGATTAAAGGTTAGTGAAGCTGACGGAGAAATGGGATTTTGTTTAATGTCTAGGTCAATTGTGTTTACTGTTCCAAGTGTCTCACGGGCGACTACTTCATCAATCGTCAAGTCGTACCCAATAAATGAACCAGCGAGCACTCTGTCACCCTTGAGAAGGGTTAAATCAGAAAATTCTTCACGGATGGTTGTCTCGTCAATTCTGGCCATCCACGACTCACGAGGGTCAGTTGCCTTCATGCATGGGTGGTCTAGAAGCGCAGAACGGACAACTACGGTCAGTCTGTCCCTCATTGTGGTGCACTCTTCTGAGTATTCGGTTCTTACCCATATATAGGTGCGCATGGAGTAGGTGACTCGATAGATGGGGTCGTGTTGGTCAAAGTCAATTCGCTCAAACCTGTTTGTTGACATGACCACAGTGATGATGGTCGGCCAGTCGTCAAGGGCTATCGGCTCATAGGACAAATACTTGACTGGTGTTGGTAGGGTTATGTCGTCAGTACCCCAGCCATTCCTATATGAAACAAGGCGAATGGGCATGTCTCGCTGAAGGTAATTAGTGACGTACTGCTTCGCATACTGGGGTCCGTGCATCAAATCCATCATGAGTTAGTCACTTTCCCAACTTTTCCATGAGCCTGATAATTAGCGGCAATCTCTGCGAGTCGCTTTGCAAACATTGGTGGCTCAAATACGAGTTTTCGTGCCGCCATGTTGGTTGTCCCATATTGATGAAATTTTGCATATTCAATGTTTGTTCCAAATTCCGCTTCGTTCCCACCAATCGTATTTGCAGGACCCTTGAGACTCGTCAAACTCCTGAATAATTTTCCAGTTCTCACCATTGGGGCCGTTCCAGGATAGTGCATGGCTTTCCATTGAAGAGTTGATGCATGTAAGGCATTCCATGGACTTCCTGATGGCACACCGTTCTGGGTGAAGTTGGCAGAATTCCAAGCTTCAAGACCAGAACGAGCCTCCCTGAACACTGGAGCGAAGTCTTTCCCTCGCTTCTTCATGTCAACCATTCGCTTGATGGCTTTCTTGGCATCCACGGTGATATGGATATATGTGGACCTAGCCATTATGCAATCCGGTTTCGCCTGAATTTTTTAAGAGCCATGAGTTCTGTTTCTAGGAAGCCAGTCTGCATTGGAGCAACATTTCTTGCTTCTAGGTCTTTGATACCAACGACATCATCGTGCATGTTTTGCATTTCTCTGGTGGCAGCACGAAGAATCATTAACTTGAATACTGGAATGTTTACGCCATCAAGACCAGCTGTATAAGTTACCTCAACAGTGTCGTTAGCAAAAGCCCTGAACACGTCAATTCCAAAACGGCGAACAACATAGTCAACATCTACTTCCATTGTTTGTGGAACACCATTCATCGGTTTATAAATAACCTCAGTAACAGTTGCAACTGGAGAGTTTCTGAAATAGATGGTCTGAGGTGGCTCAAGATATGTTGTTCTGTCCACCGGTGAACCATAGAAAGACGAACTGAATGGATTTGCATTATTGAAGAATGAATCCATTGGAATTCCAGTGTCAATGCTTGCGTAGGTATATTCTTCGTTAAAAGTTTCTACCTGAACTGGTCTTCTAAGGTATGCCTCTAATTCGCTTTCAAGTCCTGCAAGAACTAGTCCTGCCGCATCTTCTTGACGGTTCGTCAAACTGATATCCATGTAAGACTTCAGTTCGGGTACGGAAACCAATAAAGTCATGGGGTCTCCTTTGTTTATCTTCCTAGAGTTTCGGTGACTCCACGACGAATGTCCCCACGACGACCACGTGCCTTGGCGCGAGGAGTTCTGAAGTCACGAACGGCATCACGGAGTCTTCCCCGCCTCGCAAGCCCCAATGCACGACCGATACGGCTCCTAAGGCTGAATCCTTCTCTGCGACGGGTAGGGGAAATTCCTTCCTCTCCGCCAATTAAAGGTGTAGGCATGAACATTCTCCAAACTGTGAATATTTACAGTTCAGATTTTACCACTATTAAATAGTCTCGGAACTATCTATCTGGATTTGGTGGTCTTTCAATGACTACGGGTTTTTCTTCTCCAGCAGGAACTTCAATCGGAACCCATGCCCGAGAGTAGGTATGTTGCGGTATTTTCCGCATTTTTATGAGCGTTCCATCTAGGAGGAGTTCTAGTTCATCAATCCTCATTGAGAGCAGACGGGAGAAGTCGCTTGTTCCGTAAGCCTTTGATATAGAAAGTTTCCTAATAATGTTTGATACCCTGCGAACCTGTGAAGTTCCTCTTCCACGATTTAACTGCAGATGCATCATCATTGCTTCTGATGAATTGCAATCAATGTAGTGAACTGGAATAACGCCACCAATCTTTTC